GAAGGTGGGAGTCGTCCCGCGCCTCACGCCGCACCGACCGCACCTTGTATGCTCCGCTGCCGATCGTCTGCCCACGGAGTACCCGGAACGCCGCCTCGATCGCTGCCGCGGCCGACTTGGCTGCGGCGTAGCCGTTGGCGAACACGTCGAGATGAACCGCCCAACCACGCAGGACCACGCCACCCCGGACGCTCAGTAGCTCCCGATCACCAGTCCCGAGGTACACCGCCAGGGGGAGGTCCGCGTCCGCTGGCGCCACCGCCGGATATAGCCGCGAGCCAATCGCCGCAGTCAGGCCGGCATCAACGATCACAGCGGCGTAGACGGCGGACTCGATCACTTGGCCAACTCCCTCGCAATCGCCCGATCCACCGCCTCCTTGACGCTGGCCAGAAACGCCGGGCGACCCGCCCGCAACGCCCGCTCGAGGAACCCCACCTTGCGCGAGCGATAGGTTCCCAGCTCGACCAAGTGCAGGTACTTTTCAGGGTTGGCATAGATCGGGTCGCCCACCTTGCGCGGGTAGCGCGTCCCCGGCCGGCTGTCGATCTTGGCCGTGCCGACCTGCCGGCGGAAGCCCTTGCGAACACCCACGATCCCGACCACGGCGCCGCTGGGGTAGGTGACGATCTTGGACCCCAGCGACCGCTTGAGAGTGCCGACGAGGACCGCCTTCTTCTTCCACGCCTTGCGGACCGGAGCCAGGTCTTTCGCCTCCCTGGCGAGCTTGCGCGTGCCAGCGGCCACGGCTTGCCGCAGCGCCCGCTTCGCCACCTTGACAGGCAGGGAGCGTAACGCCTGGATGGCTTCCTCGACCCCTTCGATCCTCGCCCGCACCTCGAACGGCACGGCACCTACTCCCGCTCGACCGCCAGCACGTCCCAATACACCCCGGCATCCTCGACGTTGACCACGGATGCAATCTCCAGCACCCTCGATCCCTCGACCGTCACCAGCCGGTGAGCGGTCGAGAGAGCCACGTCGGGCCGGTGCCGCAGCAACACCCGGTGCGTGACGTCGGTCTGCACCTGCTGAGCCTGGAACAACTCCCGCCCACTCAGCGGGCTAATCTTGGCCCACACCGTCGCCACATCAGCCCACGTTTGCACCGCGTCCCCGGTCGCATCCGCGGCCACGGTGCGGGACTGGATCTTCACTTGCCGGTTGAGGTCGCCCGCCCGGATGCCGACCATCAGTAGCACCCCGTCCACAGATTCATGAGCAAGGCGTCGACCGTCAGCGGGGCTTGAGACATGGACCCCTCGACGACCGGCTCGCGCAGCTTGAACCAGTGCCCGACCATGAGCCGCATGGCGTGAATGGCATCGTCTGGGACGTCCTCCGGGTCGCCGTAGCCACACACCACGGTGTAGCGGACCGCCCCACTCTCCAGCCGCGCCGAAGGCCAGTAGTGGCCGAGGGACGGGAAGATCACCGCCGGGTCAACCGTCGCGTCGTAGGAGTAGTGCGACGGGTCGAGCGTCGTCAGTACCCCGGCGGTATTGACGTACTGGATGGACGTCACCGACTGGAGCGGCCCGCGCGGCAATCGCAGCTCCCAGCCGGGGAACGCCGGGTAGCTGATCCGCAGCGTTGCCGTCACCAGTTGCCGGCCGTAGCCCTGTTCCACCATCCGCCGAGCAGTGCGGATGAGCGATCCGATGTAGGTGTCTTCGGCGCTGTGATCCACCTTCAGATGAGCCTTTGCGTCCGTCAGGGACAGAGGCTCATCTGCCGGGGGAGTGACGACCGTAACACCATACACAGCCATACATCAACCCTCGCCCAAGGTGTTAATTCACCTGCGTGGACTGCGGGGACTTCCGCGGATGCCCCTGAATCCACGCGCCAGCGAGGAACACATTGCCGGTGTTGTTGGCCGGCGTCACGGTGGCACGGACATACCGCTTGTCGCCACAGTAGCCGATCTTGAAACACTTGTTATCGCTGGTGTAGTCGAGACTCATCGCCTCGACGCCCAGCAAGAAGGCGTCATCGACCGCCGCCGCATCGGTGAGGCTGGCGTCGTCGCCGTGCTCGATCAGCACGGTATAGGTCATGTCGGCATCGGCATTGCTGCCGAGAATGCCCACCAGCTCCAGGGAGCCGAACCCGGCCGTGTCGACGATATTCGACACCTGCGCCGTGTTGTCGGTCACCGCGGCCTTCGGCGCGAACGCCGTAGTGCATTTGACATTGTTGTGAAGGTCTGCCATCGCCATTTGAGGGATCCCTGAAGTCTGGGTTGAATGCAAACTGCAACCCGGCCAGCACAACACCAGCCGGGGCCGCGAAGGAATTAGCCGAGCTTGAGGCGCTGGAACGCTTCGGCCAGCACCGGAGCGCCGTCCGTCTCCTTGCGAGCCAGCACGCCGACCTGATTCCGCAGCGCGAACAACTGGTCGAGGCGCTGAACCTCCATGTCGTAGGCGTCTGCGATCCAGTAGCCGGTCTTGAAGTCGCCCACGATGGCAACGTACTTGCCCGTCGTGTAGGTCGACGGGACGTATTCGCTCACCACATAGGGACGATCGAGGATCGTGCCCGGCAAGCCCGCGGCAAGCCCCGGTTGCCAGAGGTACTGATTCTGCGAATCCTTCAGCTTGCGGCAGCGCTTGACGAACTCGCGGGAGACAAGCCAGGTAGCGTTGCGCTGGTAGCCTTCCTTGAGCGAGTAGAGGCAGTCGATCAACTCATCGCCGGTGAACGCCGTGGCGCTGGCGCAGGTCGTATCCCGCGTCGTCGGGATACCGTCAGTGCTGGCCACGAACACGCCGAGCGGCTTCTGCTCGCCGTCGCCGGTCAAGTAAGCCTGCTCCTCGGTAACGGCAAACTTGTATCCCAGCCGCTGCGTCAGCAACTGTTCCGGGTCGATGATGCCGACCCGCAACAGCTTCTGCGAGATCTTGACCAGCCGCGTCATCAGGTGGGGCCGGAAGTCGCGACGCCCCAGCTCCGCGGTGTTGTCCTCGTTGATGTCCGACGCCGGCACTTCGGCCGTCCACTCCGCGTCTGCCGGATCGGCCTCCCAGGTCGGCACGCCCAGCGACACCGCCGACGACAGCGGCGGGAGGACCGTGGCCAGCTGCCGCATCACCACGTTGTTGTCGAGAAACGTGATCAGCTGATTGACGAACTCGACGGGAGCCAGGTAGCCGCCCTTGGGATCTTTGCTTACCTGCAATCCCAGTTGCTGCCGGCCAGACTGCAAGTAGCCAAGGAACGATTGCCGGTACTTGTCCTGCGCCCGCAGAGCCTCCGGCGTGCCCGGCTTGATCGCGATCGCTCGCTCTTCCCGGCCGACGCTGTGGCCCAGCCGGACGCCAGGGAATTTGACCACCTGCGGGTTGCCGTGGCGGTCCGTGCCCAGCACCGGGCGAGCCGCCGGGGGCGGCGCCGTCCGCTTGGCGGCGCGGTCCATCTCGGCGCCAAGCCGGTCAATCTCCGCGTCGATGCGATCGTACTGCGAGGTTTCGTCCGCGCTGAGCGGACGCTTCTCCCAGTCCGCGCGGTCGAGGATCGACCGGGCCTGATTCACCGCTGAAAAGTAGGAGTTGTATAGCTCTTTCGACATGGCTTCCCCCGAAGAGCCGCCGGGGGAAAAAGCAGACGCCGTTGCGACCCGTCCCCGGCAGCGGATGTTCCCGCTTCCGGCATGACTGAGGATCGCAACGGCGTCCGCAATAATGCCCTACACAGACCCATTATGGCCGCGGGTTGGTCCCGCGTCAACCGTTACTTCAGCCGCGCCGCCTGCTGTTCCAGCTTGCGGCGCAGAATCTTGGTGGACATGGCAGCCGGGTCCGCCGGCGCCGCCGGCGCGGAGCTATCACCACCTTCGGCGGGCGGCGCCGGCGCGGCACCGTCCGTCAGCACGATGCCGTCCGCCTCCGCAGCGGCCACCATCTCGGCCATCGGGCACCCGAGGACCGTGGCAAACGACTGGAGGACCGGCATCGTCACCCCGGCATCGTCGCCGTTGATGATGCCGACGACCGCCGAAACCTCCATGCCACTTGCCTGCGCCATCTCGGCGAGGATCACTTCGCGCGGCCGTTCGTCCGTCACCGCGGAGTTGATGCACGAATCCAGCACCCCGCCCAGGTTTGCCCCCAGGCATTCCCAATTGCTCATGCCCTTGCCCTCGAAACGCCTGGACAGGTAACGGCCAAGGTAGGCCAGGCAACGCGCCCGGACCACCGCGGCCGGTTGCCCGGCAAACAGATCATTCAGAATCGCCTCACCGCGAGACAGGTAGTCCCGCGTATATCGCCTGCTGGTCGGCTCTAGCAACCCGTCGACTGCGTCCCCTTCCTCGACGATGTCACTGGCATACAGCCGCTTGGGACGCCACAAGGGCGGGAGGGGATCGCCGGCCGGAGACAGCTGCGGCGTACCGTCTGGATTGACGCGGAACTCCTCGTCCCGCGTCAGCACCAACGACGACGAGATGGCCCCCGGATCGCTCGCGGCCAGGTCGAGCACATACCCGCCCAGATCACCGGACGGCGTCTTCCGCGAGGTCGGGTCCAGGTGCAGGTCCGCACGGACGGCGGGGATCTGCGTCGGCACCCCGTCCCGGTCGACCGTGGCCGTCCCCAAGTACGGGTCTTTCGCCCGGCCCAGATACTTCCCCAGCCCATCGCTTGATTCGTTGGGGTGCGCGAACCGCACCTTCAGCCCAGCCGCCGGCCAGAGCTTGATTATCTCCTCGAGAGATCGCTGATCGAACTCGCCGCGCCCGTCCGACTTGAACGCGCCCAACTGGGCGACGACATAGCCCCGGATCACGCCGCGCTCGCGGTCCACGCCGCCCACTCTCGCCGCGCTGGGCAGTACCGCCCGCAGCTTCGCCGGCAACGCCGGCATGGTCTTTTTCACGACTGCCCTCCGATCACTCGCTCTGCCTCGCCGGCCGCTCGCCCAGCCCAGCCCGCGATAGTCGCCTCCACCGATTCGGCGAGCCGAGCCGCTGACACCTCCGCAGCGGCCAGCAGATCCGTCCGCGATCGCTCTGCCCACCGGGAGGCCAGCGCCGCCGCCGATGCCGCGTCGACGCCAGCCGCCCCCAGGACCGGGGTGACGGCCTCGACCAGCCGGGACTGGTGCGAGACGTAGAACTCGTCCACGGCCGCGAGGAACCGGGGCGGGTTGCGAGCGAAGCCACGCACCGCCTTCGCCTCAATCCGCCCCAGGCGCTCCAGTGTGGCCGTTGCCAGCGCCCGCATCGCAGCCGGTTCGGGCGGCTGGGCAGCCGGCGCCGGTGCCGTCTCCGCTGCCGGCAGGGCTGGCGCCGGCTGCGTTGCCGGCCCGCCCGGCTGCGTCTGGGCAGTGGCAGCGGGAGGAGTCGCAGCGGCAGGCACCAGCGGCGCCAGATTGACGGGGACGAAGTGCGTGTCGCCGCCCTCGATCGGGTTCCAGTCTTCCAGTTCGCGGATCTCGTTGATCGACATTACCCCCAGGTTGAACATCTGGGAGTAAAACGCTCCGCGAGCGGCGCTATCACCGCGCAGCAGCCCGGAGACGGCGTGTTTCGAGTAGATCCCTGGCGGATCGAGCAGCTTCCGGTCAATCTCTTGCTCGTAATCCACCAATGCCGGACCCAACGAGTAGACGAGGAAGTCGAGGTTCTGCTGCTCGATGTTCGAGAACGT